AAATTAACTTTACAAACAAATTAACTTTACAAACAAATTAACTTTACAAACAAATTAACTTTACAAACAAATTAACTTTACAAACAAATTAACTTTACAAACAAATTAACTTTACAAACAATTTAAAATATATGAACCTTGCCTCCAAGTTTTTCATAAGTATTTAATATAAATTCTTCATCGGAATCTAATTTTAAATTTACAAGGATTATATCATATTTATCGTGGAAATTTTCCAAAGTAAATTGGTTTCTTGAACAAAATACAATATCATTTTTCATATAACAGTCTTGTACAATTGGATCATATACAGTAACAACTTTACCAATAACCTTTAATTGTTTATATAATTCGTAACCGGGTGAATTAGTAAGTAAACTCTCACCCTTTTTAAATCCAATACCAGTCAAAAGAATATTTTTACAATCATATTTTGCAGCAATTTCATCAGCTTTTTGTTCTGGACGCCTATTCATCAATTCTGTTGCATATTCTAATACAGGTAAATTTCCAGTTTTAAATAAATAATATGGATTTACAGGAATACAATGACCACCAACTCCAATACCTGGATAAAATGGCATAAATCCAAATGGCTTTGAACTTGATGCATTAATCATTTCATAAGTATTAATACCAATATTTTCACACATATCAGAAATTTCATTGACATATGCTATATTAATCATCCTAAAACAATTTTCATACAATTTGCACATTTCTGCACATTCACAAGAACTAACAGGTACCACTTTATCAAATACCTTTTCATATATATTTTTACATACCTGTAAACTACTTTCATTTAAACCAGAAATAATCTTTGGAATCTGATGCATTAGAGGTTCTACTCTTCCTGGATCTACTCTTTCTGGTGAAAAGCCAACGTAAACACCACGTTCTAAAAATTCACCAAAAAGTTCTCTTGTTGAACCAACATAAACTGAACTTTCAATCATAATTAACGACCCTGGTTTTACAATACTACGTAAACTATCTCTAACAGAATGTAAACAAGAAACATCTATCTCACGTTCTTTTGTAACTAATGTAGGAACCGATACCAAAAATACATTACAATCTTGTAAATTATCATATGATGACTGAAAACTAATGTTTGTTTTATTTTTTGTTTTAGTTTTATATTTAGACTTTAAAAAGAATACACGTTTTGACGAAAGATCTACTCCTACTACATTATAATGTCTATTAAAATTAGTTAACAAGTGTTCTCCGACAAAACCAACACCGATAATACAAATTTTATCCATCTTACTTTTTTTTAATATCTTGAAATTTATCAATTTTTTATTAAAAGGTATAAAATTAAAAGGTGTAAAATTAAAAGGTGAAACTATTTTATTACATTAATTTAATGGAAATTGTATTTTTAACCAAGTTGTTGTTTACAATCCTTTTGGTTCTTTTAACCCTAAAAAGTATATCTGGATATAAATTATTACATTATGTTAATAAATTTTACGCATTTTTTATAAATGATAGGGAGTTTTATGAAACTGATCACGATTGGTGTAAAAATTTGCGAAACGATTATAAAAAAATAAAACAAGAATATATAAATTATACTAAAAACCATGGAAAATTACGGCGTTTTAAAGATATAGATACAGTACAAACTGATTATGATATATCTGATATCCCATGGGATGTTTTGTTTTTAAGAATATATAATAAAGATACATCAAAAATCAAGTATTTCCCAAAGACTTACGACTTAATTTCAAAAATCCCAGGATGCAGTTTAGCAATGTTTAGCGTGTTACATCCTGGTAAAATCATACCACCACATACTGGACCATTTAAAGGAGTATTAAGATATCATTTAGCATTAATAACTCCAAAAAAGAGTGACGAATGTAAAATAAAGGTAAATAAAATAGAATATTATTGGCAAACTGGTAAAGATGTTATATTCGATGATACTTTTATCCATAGTGTTGAAAATAACACTTGTGAAACCAGAGTTGTATTGTTTTTAGATATTCAAAGAGATTTTGAAAACATATTTTTGAATATTATAAATAATGTAGTTTTATATTTTTGTAAATTTAATGACTCTGTTAACAATATTGTCGACAATACAAACAATAGTTGATTACAAACAATAGTTGATTACAAACAATAGTTGATTACAAACAATAGTTGATTACAAACAATAGTTGATTACAAACAATAGTTGATTACAAACAATAGTTGATTACAAACAATAGTTAATTACCAGTACTACCAAAACCCCCCGATCCTCTACTAGTTTCACGATGTTCTTTAACAATTTCCATAGTAATAGGTGACAAATCAGCATTGACCAATTGAACAATACGAGTTCCACGTTTTAATTCATATGGCTCGGTTGAAGTATTATACAATGGTGCCTTGATATTACCTTTGTAGCCTGCGTCAATCAACCCAACTGAATTTCTCATCAATAATGGTGTTTTGTAAATACTTGATCTAGGCATCAATAAGTAACTATTGTATTTGTAGAAATTACCTCGAAGCCAATGCCATACACAAGGATCAAATGTTCTGTTTTGACATTGTACACCCATGTCAACCAAAACAGTTTTACCAGGAAGAATAATTTTATCTTTTACAACAAATAAATCTAAACCAGCATCTCCTTTGTGAAATGTACCTTGTCCGTTTCCGCGCTCTGTGTTAAGGGTACTATGTGATTCGTATAATTCTAAATCTTGTTCATTGGGAACTTTTACTAAAAAGGTCTTGGGCATTTTGCTTTATATTGATTTATTATGTATTGATTATTATTTTTAAATAAATTATATTTTTCAATTTTTATTTTCTTTGTTAATCACATATATGTCAAGACCATTTTTAACATACTTTGTAATTAATACATTCACAACAATTTTGATGACAACTTTTTATAATTTTTATTTAAAAAAAACATCAAAACAAGATGATAAATTAGAATTTTTATTAACGAAAATTAAACAATTAGAAGAATCTGTAAATTCATTACAACAATCAATTGAAGATATTGAAGAAAATATCAATAAGAGTAATAATGTTATTGAAAGTAACATTGCACTAAATAACAAATTAGATGATTTTATAAACTATTCATATGAAGTATATGACGAATAATTAAAGTAAACTAATTAAAGTAAACTAATTAAAGTAAACTAATTAAAGTAAACTAATTAAAGTAAACTAATTAAAGTAAACTAATTATTTTGATTTTAATTTTTTAATTTAAAAAATTGAAAACATAAAGATTAAAAATGCAGAATTTCCTCTTTACATTTTTATCTATTTGTTTTGTTCGAGCCGATTTAATTTTGACTCCTAAAGAACATCATTTATTTACTTTTGAATTTGGTTCATTTGCTCAAGAACACAACTTGGATAATTTAGCAACGATTGGGGATCTAGTTTTATTTAAAACTGACACCAAAAATTATAACAAATACAAAAGTACATTTGATCAATTTTTTGATGTTGAACAAGAACAAGTTTATACCTTACCGGTTACAGTAAATCCTATCAAATCTGAAACTGAAAATTTAGTTTATATCCCAGACGGATCAGACGGGTCTTTTTCAATGTTAAAGGTATCAGATGATCGAGTTCCTTGGCATTTAGATAGAATTAGTAAACGTGAGCTTCCTTTGGATGGAAGTTATGCTTACAGTTTACCTGGTAGTTGTCATAAAAATTCAGATGTTGAAATTCATACATATGTTGTAGATACAGGTGTAGATGAAACACATCCGGAATTTCAAGGACGTGCCAAGTTTTTAGAAAATTTTACGGGTGATAACGAGAACTTTGATGGAAACAGCCATGGAACGCATTGTTCTGGTATCATTGGATCAAAAACATATGGAGTTTGCAAAGACACCTTGATTTTTGGAGTAAAAGTATTAGATTCTCAAGGGTCTGGTAGTACATCTGGTGTAATTGCCGGTATGAATTATGCATTCAAAAGACATCTTGAAAATGAAAAGAAGAATCCAAATGTACGTTCAATTATTAGTATGAGCTTAGGTGGGGGCAAGTCTATTGCTATGAACCGTGCAGTTGAAAATATGATTAAAAACAGTAACACTTTTTATATCGTAGTTGCTGCAGGCAACGAAAATCAAGACGTAAAATCAAGTTCACCGGCTTCAGCTCGTGGTATTCTTACAGTTATGGCTATGGGAAGAAATGACCAAAGAGCTTACTTTTCTAATTTTGGAAGAACAGCAAGTATTTACGGAACAGGCGTTGAAATTGAATCAACAATTCCTGGAGGAAAGACTGCTGTTTACTCGGGTACTAGTATGGCCACACCTCAAATAGTTGGAGCTTTAAACCATTATTTAGACCAATTTCCTCATATGAATATGAAACAAATTAAAGAAAAAATGCTTAGTGATGCTACTAAGAATGTAATTAGTGGTAATCCTAAAAATACTCCCAATCTTATGTCTTTTATCAAAAGACAAGATGACTAAACAATATTTGTTATATATTTGTTATATATTTGTTATATATTTGTTATATATTTGTTATATATTTGTTATATATTTGTTATATATTTGTTATATATTTGTTATATATTTGTTATATATTAATCTTAAAAATGGTGGTTGATAACCACTTTTAGGATGTATCTAATCTGTTTGATTTAATTTAAGTAAACGACCTAACTGATTATATTTTTTCATTTGTAAACTTCGTTTAGTGTCAATTATTTCATATCTTACTTTTTTAATCTGCGTTTTAAGCCTTTCTTCATTTATAGAAGATTTCAATTTTTTCCAGAAAGGTTCCCCACCTTTATCAGTGATAAAGTAAACATAACTATTTGTGTATTTTGTATCATTTATATAAGATACTTCGTCTTCGTTTATATATATAGCTTTTAATCCATTTTCTAACATATCTTTAAGATGAAAATCAAGCAATATGATTAAAAAGTTATATTTCTTTATGTCAATTTTATCATTATTATATATAAAATTTACCAAGTAATTTGGTCGTTGAACATTTTTATATTTGTATAATTTATATAAGAGTTTTCTTGAAATATAATCAATATTTCGTTTACATATTTTATCAATGTGCGAAGATATTTTGCATATATTTTTATAATCTTTAACAGAAGATGATTTTAATATTATCTGCAATACTAACTCTGGTGGTAGGTCTTTCATATAATATATAAAAGAAAAAAAATCACAACATCTTAGTTTAATTAGATTATTTTATTATTAATTGTTTTGCATTTGGGATTCCAAGATTTCTATTCTTTGTATCAAATTTTGTATTATTATTTTATTTTGTTCAGATTCTTGTTGTAAAGCCTCTATTTTATGTTCGTCTTTTCTCATATAATTATCATGGTCTAAACTTTTAATCGCACCAACCAAATAAGGAATCAAACGTTCGTGTTTTATACGTTTATATACAACCCCACTACCTATTTCAGTATATTCCGATACTGCTAATGGCACTAATGGTTCTAATTGTTGTGCTATAAAACCTACATCGCTAGTATTTCGCTTCGATTCATTAAAAACATCATCACGCCAATCAAATGTTACTGGTCTAAATGATCTTACCGTTTGCAAAGCTACGTCATTATTTATATCTAATACATTTTCTTTGAGACGTTGATCTGATAAACTTCCAAATGACACGATGTCACCTGTGCATGTCAAATTTCCCGTGCTTGTAAATAACGCAGAACCATTTAAATGTAACATTCCAGATGGACTACTAGTACCTATACCAACATTGCCATTCGCTTGTACAGTAAAACGTTCATTTATTGTATCAGGATTTGCTGTACTTGTCACACTACGTATACAAAATCCAGGTTCATCACCGTCATCATGAATATCAAGAGCCATTTTATAAGAATTCCAACCTCCTATCTGACGTAAATAAGCAACATCGTTTGAAGTTCCGGCAAACCCAAATGAAATATACGTTTGTGTCAAGTTAGCAGAGTCAGTTGATCCTAGTAAATCTGTTGCAGTTTCTGCGTCTAATCGAATAGAACCACCTACATGTAATTTAGCAGTTGGATTTGTTGTGGAGATACCTACATTACCACTTTTTATTGTCATTGTTTCAGAATTATTTGAAAACATATGCAATGTACTTGTCGCACCTGCGCCTAATTGAAGATACATATCTTTATCAAGACTAGAACTACTATTTCTAATTACTCTCATATCAGCATATTGGTCATTTGTTGCTGTATCAAAACCTGTTGCACCAGCACTGCCTGTAATAGTTAATTTACTTGTGAATCTACCAGTACCAGATACATCTAACTTGTAACTTGGACTATTTGTACCAATACCTACATTACCACTTGTAGTAGTAAAAATAGTATCATTTAATACAGATATATATAATGTACCATTTGTTTTTAAAGATGCACTATCATTATTGGGGTAATTGTCAGTAACTCTTATAGAACCACCAATTGGAATTACAACTGTAATATACCCAGTATCAATTGATAGAGTTCCAAATGTAGGATCCATATCATCCTCACCCGTAGCCATGTCAACTGTATATTCGTAAATCGTTGTTACTAATGTTCCACTACTATTAGCTATATAAAATTTACCTGTCATAGAATTTGAAAAATTATGATTTTCAGCAACACCAGTAAATCTTATTTTTGTATTTAATTGTTTACCTGTATTATTTAATATATAGCTTCTAAGTTCTGGATTAAATTCATCGAGTGAAGGACCCCAAATAAATTCATTAGATGCTATATTAGATTCACTATACCAATAATGTAAACCATTACTTTTTGTAGGATTTACTACCGATTGTATTGTTGCACTATCAATAAAATTATTAACATTTAAACTTCCAGTGACACACATAGAATTAGTGGTAGCGTTGGTAGAAACAGCATTTATATTTACTAATGTACCAACAGATGCAGTTGTGACTACAGCATTAGTAATTGTACTGTTTGTAGCAGATAATAATCCAGAACTAATACTTGTACTTGCAATAAAAGTACCTGTACTAATATTTGTTGCTATAACATTTGTAAAATTAGACATCCCAGATACATTAATAGTACCAGTTGAAATATTTATATCCATTACATTTGTTGTTGTAACATTGACTGTTGATAACGTCCCCCCTACATATAAATCTCCAGATAAACGTAAATTCGACCCAGATATATTTGTTGTAGTAAGATTGCTAGTTATTACCTTTCCAGATGTATAAAAAATATCAGAATTTGATGTTGTCCATTGACTTGGATTGTAAAGTGTACCACCTTTATATAAATCACCTGTAAAATTAACATTACCTGTAGTAATATCTTTTACAATAATTGGAATAAGAGATCCCATTGAAACATAATTACGATCAGCATCAGACACCAAATATCCTAAATTAAATGTGTCGTTTTGTTCGGAATAAATAATACCTGCATAATTTTTATTATTTTGTATATCGGCAGAATATCTTTGAAATATAATTCCTGTATCTGTAGACGTACTTGGGTTTTTATTTATTAATAAAATATTGTCAGAAAATGAAGTAGTTGTACCAGAAATACTAATATTACCTCCAATTAAAGTGTCTTTTCCAATAGAAATACCACCACCTAAAGTCATAGAACCTCCGTCTGTTAAACTTGTAGCATTTGAAGTATCCAATATATTTATAGGATTAAATTGATAAGATGCCATTGTATTATATTATATTTATAAAAAAGTATTTGTAAATATATTAATTAAACTACACTAATCAAACATTGTTTTTCTTTTTTTATTCGGTAAATTTGGTGGTGACGCTTGTGACGCTTGTGACGCTTGTGACGCCTGTGACACTTGTGACATTATCGATTTAAAATATTTTAATAACTCAACTGTCATATGTGTATCATATTCAGATGAATGTTCCAAAGTCGGTTTACGTTTTAATTTTGCAAATGTACACAAATTAACTAAAGACAAACTTTGTTTTTCGTGTAAAAACCCAGATAATTTCAAAAATTGCGCAAGACAAATTGTATCTATACTATTGTAACTTATAAACTTTGAATATTCCGATTCTGTCAATAAACCACTTGATTTAATAAACTTGATATCAAATTGAATATTGTGACCTACAGGTATCAAATTGTATTGACCTTTGTTTTTTCTCAAAAAATCAAGCAATTTATCCTTTGCTTGGGATAAATCTAAAGAATGTCTATGATGTTTAATTAAATCAATCTTGTTAATATCCATTGCTTCCGGATAAATAGTATATCCGTCATTTTGTTTTAACGATAAATCAAGTGAATCGATCTTATTTAAATCATTATCTAAAGTAATAAATGATACAGTTAATAAATTACATTTATCATTTATTCCAGTTGTTTCACAATCAAATGCTATATATTTAACTTCCATATATTTAACTTCCATAATTAATCTAATTGTTCACATTTTAATTTTCAATTTATTGTAAAATTTGTTTTACATTATCAATCCATCCCCAGGCAATAATACTAATTCTACCTAATTCTTGTTCTCGTTTATCTTGTAAAATCCCGTGTCTCCAAATACCATTAGTATCATTTGTAAATGAATAAACAGTACCATCTGGTTGTGGCATACTTATAACTGTTTTTGTTTTAGCATGTTCAAAGGCAGCATCTTTAGTAATACCAAAAGAAACAGCTACTGTAAAATTTTGAGTTAATGCTTTATCTACTTTGATAGCAGCAGCATCGTGGTGGAAAGGTTTCCAATGATCTGGATCACGATACCAATTAAATCTTGTAGATTTAATATCCATCTTGAACGAATTTTTTAAACGTTGTATAATCATATTAAATGTTGGACAATGTTCTTTCCATTTACGGTGATCATCGGCAATTAAATGAGTACCTTCGATTTTATCATTTCCATGCCACAATTTTAATAATTCTGTTTCTGGAATTCCACAATTTTCAATTTCGGAAACCAATTTGTTATAAATTTCATATTCGCCAAAATCATCAAACAGTTTAGGAGAAAGTAGTATGTCTCTACTAGTTAATTCTGGGATTGGTTCATTGTAATTACAAGTTGAACGTAAATCTAAAACAACACGTAAATCAACGGGATCAGTCTTTGGAACAAAACATTCCGTATTCTTTTTTCGTTTATTATTGTACTTGTCCTTGTTTCGTTTTACTTTACTATCGCCTTTATCGTTTCCTTTATCGTTACTATGTCCTTTACTATAGCCTTTATCGTTTCCTTTATCGTTTCCTTTATCGTTTCCTTTATCGTTTCCTTTATAGTTACTATGTCCTTTACTATCGCCTTTATCGTTTCCTTTATCGTTTCCTTTATCGTTACTTTTATAGTTACCTTTATAGTTACCTTTATCGTTACTTTTATAGTTACCTTTATCGTTACTTTTATCGTTTCCTTGCCGAAATGTCATAGGTTGTAGAACGACGTCGTGACTGTTCTTACATTCAGATTGAAATTTACATGATCCGTGTTTCCAATAATAAAAACAAATAGTACTGTCGTGAATAAATTTACAATCTTCACGTTGACAATTTTTGTACATGAAATTTTTGCAAACTTGTTTAATGTCGTTGTCTTTTTCCATTTTTAAATATATATTGATTATTATATTTAAATTCAAAATTATTTTTTGTATGTTTCAATGTTTACGTCTAATAAAATAATTAATGGATCGTAATTTTCATATTTAAAATTCAAAATTTACTTTTTCCCACGTTTAACAGAACGACGTTTAACAGAACGACGTTTAACAGAACGACGTTTAACAGAACCGCGTTTGGCTGATTTACGTTTAACAGAACGACGTTTAACTGATTTACGTTTGGCTGATTTACGTTTAACAGAACGACGTTTAACTGATTTACGTTTGGCTGATTTACGTTTAACAGAACGACGTTTAACAGAACCACGTTTAACAGAACCACGTTTAACAGAACCGCGTTTAACAGAACCGCGTTTAACAGAACCACGTTTACCACCAATCATAGGTAACATACTTGCTCTTGATTTTTTTTTTGTATATTCATTTAATAAGTGTGTATGATTTTTATTTATATCATCGTAATGCCTAGAAAAGTTTTCATAATATTCATTTTTAATTATTTCTGGCATCGGTGGCAAAATACGAAATTCTACAAGAATACTAGCCAATTCGTCATTTGAAAAATAGTCTTCATCGTTGTATTTTGATCCATCGTTTACATATAATTGTGCAGCATTTTTTAATAAAAAATTTATATAATTTGAATACTGTGGCGATTTTGTAATATTTAAAAAAATGTTTTTTAATTTAGTTAACATTTCTCCTTCATCTAAACGATCATCAATTATGTTTATTTTTTTAGAATTCGACATATTATACTATAACCATATAAAATAATTATAAAATAAATTAATTAATTAATGGATCGTAATTTATATATGTAAAATAGTCATGTATTTTAATAGATTTAGTTATTATAAAATCTATAATACGCAATAATAAAAATATAATAGTCACTATTAATAAGATTGATAATATATATATTAATGTATATAATTCTGGAGTTACATTGTCAAAACTTAATTTAAGACCTATATTTGGTGTTTCTTCATCTAAAAGGTACCTTTCATTGTTGAGGTGCATCGTATTCTTATTCTTATTCTTGTATTTTATTGTATTGTATTTTAATTTTTTTTATCATTTTTTTATTAAAACTTTTTTAAACTGTAAATATAAGAGAAGATATGTTTACAGATATTCAAAATTTATTTCTAAATCAACATGGATCTTTTGCAAAAACATTACAATTTGAAACAATTGTTATATTTGTTATTGTATTGATTGTCGTAACACAAGCGTTTGAGAAATCATATGGTTTTGTAATAATACTAGTAGTTTTTGCTTTATATATATCAAATACATATGTTAATGTAAAAAATAATAAAGTAAACGATTTTAACAGTATGACAATGGTTAAATTACAATCTTTACAATCAAAAGTTTACGACTACATTGATATAAAACTTAAATTAATAAGAAATTCCAGTGAAAATAAAATGCCACAATCTGAAATCCAAAAAATGTATAATCAAAATCAATTAGATTCATTATATATCGATTCAAACGTAATTCATTTCTTATTCTCGGTTATTAAATTAAGCGAATATAATCCAGAAAATTTTTATTCATTATTAAAAGGTACAAATAGTATATTACGAATAAAACGTGATATAGATCTTTTTTACGAATCAAATGGTGTGTATCCTGAAAATACAAGCGAATTATTCCAAGCCGCATTAAAATTAAGACAAAATACGATTAATAATATGCACAATTTTGTATACACAATTCCTAAAACAAGTATAATGTATAAATATCTAGATGATTCTATTACAAGATACGCAACACTTGTTTCTAGAACAACAGATTCAATTCATACAAATTATAAAAATAATATACAAAGAGTTGGATTAAATTCATCTACAAAATTTGTTACATATAATACTACAAAAGATTTTGACCCAATCGAAAATCACGAGTCATTTGTAACAAAAGGCGATAATAAACATTTACAATTTTATATTTAAACAATTTTATATTTAAACAATTTTATATTTAGGGTGTAGGCAATTTTATTTAAATCACGTTAATAATACAAGGTTCATCTAAATAAAAAGTTAAAATATTATCAAAACAATAATCTTGGTATTCTTTACTAAATCGTAACAATATATCGATTGGAATGTAATTTGTAATTAAAGTTTCTAAATAAACAACCGTATCCAAGTTATTTTTAAAATATATTTTCAATGAAACAAACAAAGTAAAAAAATCCCAAAATTCAAAAAATATTGATGAAATTTTTTTATCAGATTCGCCTATAAAAGATGATCTATTGTAATTTGGAAATGTATTAATCTTTTTATCAAGAATAAAGGAATTACCGAAATCTATTATATAAAATTTACCTCGACGAATAAACATTTGTGGATTTACAAAAATATTATGTATATGTAAATTACCGTGTAAAAAATTAAACGTTCTAAATTTACAAACAAATCCAAACAGTTCATTTAACAATAATTTGATATTTGGATTATATTTATTCAAGAATGTATACAATGATACTTTATCACTTGTATCATATATAATCTTATCAGCCACAATAGATGTTTGTAATGCGATTCTATTGTCAATTATATACAAATAAACAAGGACCTCCCATTCGAAAACATTTTGTAAACTACAATATTTTACAATATTACGTTTAGTATCGCGATCACAAACACATATTTGATAAGAATTTGATGAAATATTTTTACATTCTGAATCTACTTTTTCTGATATTGATTTAAAAATATTTTCTTCCTCATATCTATCCCCCTTTTTAAATAATTGAAACATATTTACTTATATTTACACATTTTGCAAATATAATTAGATTTTTAATTAACAAGAACTCTTAAATTTTAATTAACAAGAACTCTTAAATTTTAATTAACAAGAACTCTTAAATTTTAATTAACAAGAGCTCTCCATTTAAATACAATTGATGTAAAACTTGTGTAATCTGGGGTTGTATATTGAATTTGACCAAATTCTGTAATGTTAAATTGAATACCTGTGTCATCACCAACATATGTTTTAATAATTTCCCAAGAACTACCCTTATTTACTCCACGAATATGGAAATTTACAAACAAATTAGTAGATGCAATAACACGAACAGATAAATAACAATCAAAACTCCAAATTGAATTGTGAAAAACCAAATCTGTTATATCAGTAAAAGTAGTAATATTATTTTGACCATTAAATGTCAATGTAGAAAACATATCATATTGATTAGGTGTCATATTTGCTCCATTAACATACAAATTGTTTCCAACATACAAATTTTTACCAATACTTGCACCACCTAATGTGGTAAATGTACCTCCTCTAGTAATAGAACTAGCATTTGTAGTATTTGATATACTAATACCACCAGCTACCAATATACTTCCAGAAGAAACGCTATTAGATATTTCTGTTGATACACTTGTAGCACGTGAAAAGCAAATAGGTATATAATCAGATAATAATATTGATTTTTGATTAGGATCCTGAACGGAAGATCCAAATTCAAATTGATCAATTGTTTCATTATAAATAACACCAACATATGGTTTATTATACAAATTTACAACATCACCTACAGAAGGATTTTGAGTATGCCAATCGCTAGATAAAGTTGCTATTTTAGTAGTACCATTATAAACAAGTACTTTTCTAATTTGATTATTACTAAATCCAGATGATATTTTAACCCACCATCCAGTATAATATTCATTAATAGCACTTGCCTCGGTTGTTAATTTAATTTGAGTTGATGTCATACCGGATTGATCAGGTAATATATATGTAGCCGAATATGAATCCGCAACAACATCCCCAGAACCAATATTGTTATCTTGTTGATATCTTTCTATGATCCAGCCAGAATCATTTGATCCAGAAGGACCAGAATTTAAAAGGAATACATTGTCTTTTAAACTAGTATTTGTTGTATCAATTGATGTTGTTTGACCATT